CATTATAAGTAAATTGTCCAGAACTAAATATTCCCTTATTACCTAACCCATCATTTAGTGATTCTTTTATACTCACATCAAATGGAGTTACATAATAATCACCAGATTCTGCATAAGTTCTTCTTGCTAATTCATCTTGTATTAAACTGTAATTTGTGGATGTTCTAACAGTCTTTATAACACCTCTTTCTATGGTCGCAAGTTCTACAAAATTTGTATCATTTAAATCATTTAAATCTTTCTTAAATAAAGATACTGTAATTTTTAATCTATCAGCACCAGGAGCTGCATAATTATTAAATCCTTGCGAATTATCATTTAGAGATTCGTCCATATCTGAATTGACAATCTCTTCATTTACAAACAGACCAACTCTATAACTTGGATTGTTTGTATATTGATCAAGAATAAGAGTCTCAGTTGGGACATTTATAAAAGATCCCCTAATAAAGTAAACTCCTTCAGAGATAGAAAATGAAGATCCAGTTGATGTTGAATTGCTCGCTAAGGTAGTTGCAAAAGGAGTTCCTGCAACAATTGAAGTATTACCTAAAAGACCTGAAGTAATTGTTATACTAGTTAATAAATTTTCTCCATCAAAAAACTGGAAAGTGGAATTATTTTGTGTACTAGAGCTTAAGTAGTTTACATATAAGGTAGTATTTCCTCTTTCAGAATCTGTAGATAAAAGAACTTTTTCAACTATTGCAGTAATTCCTGATGTTTCGCCTGTGATTTTAGATCCAACTAATTGATCAACATATACATCTATTGGAACACCTAAGTATGTGTTATTGAGCTCTACTGCGTAGAAAAATTGATTATATGTTGTGTTTCCTGGAATAACTTTAGCACCTTCTTTGAAAAAATGCTGTCCAAATTTTTCAATTTGATTTTGTAAAATTGACTGTAAAGATGTAAGTTCTCTTGCCTGAACTGGATATCCAGGTTTAAAAAGTACTTTATAATAGTCATTATTTGCATCAAAATCATCAAAATATGGTGATACATTTAAATTAGTGACTTGTGACATAATTCGTTAAAACTGCAAAATGACTTTAATATCTTCTTTTTGATTTATTGATCTAGTAATCGAAGGTCTATTATCTACGTAGATAATATTTCCAGAATACTTTTTGACTTCTGGATTTGCTAATCCATTTACAAAATCTTGTCCTAGATAATATGTTCTATTATTTATTGTGGTTGATATACCAGAAAAAGAAGTATCAATTGATAAAGATGCTCCAGTATTTCCACCTATAATCAAACTACCTCCAGTTGAAGGAGTGCTTGTAAATTCCTTTAGGTCATATCCATAAAGTGGATTAGATTGTGCTATTCCTACGGTACTAAACCCAGCAAGTGTTCTATCCTGCCAATATTTCAAAACAGCGGTTGTTTGATCATAGCTAATAACTCTTCCTACAGCAGTAATTCCAGTTCCTATAGTTTGTGTTATATATGAATCTGAAGTAAATGATGCAGAACTATAACCGACTCCAGTTAATTTGATGGCATATAATGCACTTATTTTATTATCTGATGGTTTATATACGATTGGATTTTCTATAATTCCAATTCTAGAAATTTGATTTCCTGTTATAAAATCTGGATTTTCTGTGTCATTTTCAATTCTAGAATAAATCAACACATTATATGCACCCAATTCTCTGTAGATATCTGCTCCATGACCACCTCTAGGCGAAATTATAACATCAAACGTTGGCGTTACAGATCCTGTTGGAACATTTGCCGCAGATAAATCTACATTTCCGTAAGTATAACCAGATCCTTGATTTGATACTACAATCGACTCTACCTGTTGATCTGCATTAATTGTAATGGTACATTCTGCTCCAGTACCATCTCCTTTTATTGGAACTCTAGTATAAGATCTATTTGCAGCTCCTACGCCAATACCTCTATTTGTAATAATTACCGTCTTTATTGATCCATCTACGGCATTGTTTCTCACTGATGCATTTTCTATACCAGTTTTCCAATCTAAAGGAACGGGCATAAAATCAGTAGATTCAAATTTTACAATATCTCCTGGTTTAATTGTATAAAGATATTTCCAAATATAACCATCTCCACTAGTTCCAGCTGCCCTAGGTTCTAAATCAGTAAATGTTGGTTCATCTAGAGAAGGTCTACCTAATGGATTATCCGGATCAGTTCCATTTTGTAGGCAAATATATACCCTATAATCGCTATTTACTACATAATAAGATGCTGAGTATAAACTAGTTGCATTAGATACTTTTGCTGTATTTGACCTACTATAATCATGCCTATAGTAATCATAAGTGTTGCCGGAAGTCCATACTCTTTTTTGGACAACTTGACGAACATCTGATGAAGTAATTTTTTTAAGAGCAATCATTGTATCCCAATAATTGTTCTCTTCATCAAAACTGTCTTTAGGAGCAGGTGGGGAAGAATCCCAATCACTTTGTATATCTGTTGGATTTGGAAGTCCAACAAAAGAATAATAATTATTTAATGAAGTTGTTACTCCAGAAACAAAATTTGTAGCATTAAGTATTCTAATCTGATCAGTTATAATTGCGGACATTTGTGGAGTTTTTTATTTATTTATGAAATGTAATTTAAATATTTTAATGGAGTTGTTCTTTTTATGAGGGTTCCTGTAGAAATTCCAGTATATCCTTTTAGTGTGTAAGCATTATAAGAATTCTCTTTCGATCTTGACCTGAGTGCTATTCTACCCCAACTATAATCGCCATAATAACCACTATATCCTATACCAGTTAAGTTATTATAATTTGAAACTGACACTGTAACTTTTGCAACATATGTTAAACCAAATCCAACCACAGAAGTTTGTGCGATAGAAACTGATGCAACTTGGTATACTCCATCAAGATAATTTGTAGAAACTCCAACAATAGAACCGTTTGAATTCAATGAAGTAACACCATTACCAACATTAGAGTTTGAAATTACAAAATAATATCCAGATTGTATTCCGCTTATTGTTGTTACTCCACTAACTAAACTATCTCTCAAATAAGAATTTTTCGAAATTACGAAGTCAAATACAATACCTGTTGATGCAACACCAACAGAAACTGTAGAAATTCCACTTATAAATCCAAAATCTCCAGAGTAAGATATAACTTTATTACTTTCAGTACTTGTTTTTGGTGATTCTATTAAAATTGCTGGTGGATTTTGTTCTGAATATCCAGTAACTACTCCAGTAATTGAAATAGAACTTACCTTCCCAGAATTTAGAGATGCTAATGCGGTAGACTTAATAGTTGATATTCCTAGAGGACTTTGTATGGAAACTGTTGGAATAGAAACATAACCTGATCCAGAATCATTAATTACAATGTTACTTATAGTTCCTGCTGTTGATACTACTGCAGTTGCACTTGCAGAAACTATAGTATCTTGGGAAACAAATGTAACATTCTTTTGGAATTCTAAAGATACATCATTTTCATTTTTTGGAGTAAAGAATGGCAATATATTATCTACAAAAATAACACTAGATCCTATTCCTACCGATTGTATCAAATAACTTGATGGATAAATCTGCGGCTCATATAAAATTCTATCTTTAGCAATTTCTTTATCATTTATTAGCAAATCTTCAGTCTGCCTACACCATGTTATTGGTCTGGTAAGTTTTTCATTTTCCGTATTTCCTGGACCAAAATATGTATTAGTCTCTACAGTGTCAATGGACAATATATCTGTCACAAATCTAGGATCCTCTAACAAATATGCTGGTTGACCTATAGACGAATCATATGTCAATGTTAAATCATCACCAACTTTAACTGTCTCAAGAATATCTCTAAAAATAACGTCAATTCCAACACCACTTCCTCTGTAAAATAATATTTTACAGGTATCATCCGATTTTGGTGGCTCAGTAAATTCTATTTTACTTCCTCCATTAAAAATATATCCTTCTCCAGGAACTTGCAATATGTCATTTATAAAAATTAATAAAGTATCTTGGACATTAATTGGAGATCCTTTCTTTGCATATATTGAAATTGGACTTCCAAGATACATAAGTGGGAAAATAATTCTTTTTCCAGTAAATAATTTTTGTATGTTATCTAGTGGATAAAGTTCTCCCAAAGACCATCCATTAAATTTATCTGTAAATGTTCTATCAACACTGATTTGAAACTCTTTGAAAGTTGCTCCAGATATTGTTGGAATTCCTGAGAGTCCTCCAGTAGGAATTGTTAAAATATCTCCAACTTTGTATCCATATCCAATATTTTTAATTTCAAAATCAATTATACTAGATCCTTGACCGACAACAATATCTATTGTTGCCTGTGTTCCTATTCCAGAAGAGGATGAAGAATATATTAATGGAATATTTGAATAAGGAAGTGGGGCATCAATAACTATTTGTGGAGGTTCTGATTGTATAAAATTAGAACCTGGATTTGTTATAGTTACTGAAGATGATATGTAACCATTTGTTATAGTAGAAAATCCAACATTAATTACTGAAGAGATGCCGGATAAAGTTGTCAAAACACCAACTTTAACAAATCCAACTTTTGGATCAGTTACCTTAACTGAAATTTGTGTTCCTACTGGAATTAAATATGAACTTGTACTACCACTGCCAATATTAAAAAATGAAGATCCAATAGAAGCAATAGTTGCATTCTTTATAAAAGTTCCAACTCCTATTTTGCAATTTGAACCATTATTTAAAATATTAATAATTTCAAATATACTATCAATACTTTGAGTAAAAATAGAAGTCGAACCTATTGCAATTGGATATGAAACATCGCTCAAAAATTCATATTGACTATTTGATCTATACCCAGAACCACTATTTCCTATACTTATCGATGTTATAGTTCCAGAAATAGATACGACTGCAGTAGCTCCAGATGATACTAATGGTTGATATCCTAATCCAGCAGTAGATCCTACAGAAACAATCAAACCACCAGAAGGAAGATCTGAGGTATTAATATCTGATGATAAAGCAATCGAGGATCCTGAGAAAGTTGCTGACGTTATCCCAGAAATCTCATCTAAAGTGTAATTATTTTGAACTCCAGGACCTTGGAAAATATCATTAATCAATATTACTGCATTCTCTTGATATATATCAGTAAGATTTAATTGATTTGCCGTTAATGTAAAGGTGTTATTTACTCCATTAAATTGGGAAGAAATATCATCTAGAACATTATTTTTATAATAAGGATCGTTAGAAGTTTCTGACTCTGCAGATCTCATAAACATTCTGCCATGGAATGAAGATCCTGTAGAGACTCCAACCCAATCACGTTCATCTGGAGGATTTGTATTTGCACTTAACGGAACATTCCCATAAGGTGCTTCTACAAAATGAATTGTATTTTCTACAATATTATAATTTCCTGATATTTTTGTTATTGTTGATCCAATTGAGTGGTTCTCTAATTGTGTTCCTGCCCAAGGACGCATTACTCTAATTGAATTTGTTGATCCTACACCAACAGACTCAACTTTCATTATTTCTCCATTTAATCTAATATAATCACCTATGAAAAAGTTTGTAATGGAGTTTGAATATAAAATATCATCAATAGTTGAAAAATTATTAGATAACTGCGCAGTGGTTGAAGAAGAAACAATAGGAGATTGAATAACGTTATCAATAGAAACTAATAATTTTGGATTTTGATTTGTTGAAGTGAAAGAATGTCCAGATCCTATTCCTACTGAAGATAATTTTAAACTTATTGGTACAAGTTTTAAAGCATCCTCGGCACTTTTTGCCAATTTAATATTATTTTCATCAACTTTAATAATATATACAGATGATGGAAGTTTATCTGTAGTTCCTATTCCAACTCCAAAATAAGTAGTACCAATACCAATAGGAGAATTTGTAGAAACTCCTGATGAGTAAACTACTTTTTCTCCAGTAACAAAAAAGTGATTTGGGATATTAATAGTACTTGAAGCAATACTTACAACATTTCCATCACTTCCATCAAAAGTTTTTTTGAAAATTGGATAATTTTTATGTTTTAACTCAAAAGAACGTTTAACATCTCTTTCTGTACCATAGTAAACGCCTAAACTTGATGTGAGAAAATCTCCTATTGACATTTTTATCTCCTTTAATTGTTCATTAATTTACTATGGTATAGAAATATTACTAAGTGAGTTAAAGCAAACTTTAACTTGTACATTAATATCATTCAGTGGGGTAAATAATAATTGAGTTTTATTTGCAGATTTTGTAACACCTATTGTACCAAGTCCAGAATTCGTCACTAAATTGCCATATTCGGTAAAGTAAGCATCAATTTCGTCATCAACAACCACAACTTCAGATAATTGATGCCTATTATTTGTCATATCAGATACTTGGACCAAGAAATAACCCCCGTCATAGTTATTTGAGTATTCACCTATTACATTAGCAATAGGGGCAGTTGAAGATGCAATAGAAGTTGTATTTGCTTCAAATTTTATATAGTCTGCATTAAAAGTACCAATTCCAGAACTAAATGTATTTGCTATAGAAACACAAATAGTACTAACTGAAGCAGCTATTCCTGTATTTGGAGTAAAGTCTACATTTAAATTTGATCCAGAAATATATGCATAATATGTTCCAAGTCCAGAACTTGAATATGAATCTGTAGAATGACTAGTTAACTGCCCATATGAAATAAATTCTACATTTGATCCATCATGAATAATATTCAATTCATCAAATTCATATTGCCCACTATTTCCACATATACCAACCAAAACTTTTGCTGAAGTATAATTTGTAGAAATTCCTATTATTGTTGTTGGTCCGGATGCAAAAGTTGTTTTGGTTTCAATATTAACTATACCTCCAATAGAGGTAGTTCCTACGCCAGAAAAATTATCTTTTATATTATAGGTTAAAACTGTAACATCATAATCATTAACCTTATATTTTGTTGGATAATACAATAACAATCCTTCCGATCCAGAAATATCAAAGTCAAAAGATCCTAAATCATAAGTTGTCTCAATTCTTCCATATTGATTTATATAACCTTCATTATTATCATGCAATAATGTTAGAATCATCAATTGTCTTTGTGAAGTATAACGTTTATCTCTTATATAAGTAACATATTTCTGTGATCTTGCATTAGATAGAGGAAATCTATAAACTATTGAGTAATTTATTAGTCTTGGATTACTATTAAATAATCCACTAATATCATCTATACTCAGTACTCTATTGCCAACAGATTCGAAATAATCTGTTAAAATTCTACTAGAAAAAGTAATTTCATCTGAAATCACTTTGTTATTCATAAACAAAACATTTTCTCTAGCAAGATCATAATCGTAAACACAATTAAGACTTGCAAATCCATCAATATCAACTGATACATCTATCTTAGAAATAGCATCGGTTTTTATTCCAGAATTTGCATAAGATTCTAATTGATAATCACTGAACTTTTTAAATCCGGAGATGTGATTGAGAGATCCTACAGCATCATCCCAAGTATCATATGGAACTTTAGACTTTAGAGAATATGAAAAATTCTGATAATAAAAATTATCTTGGATTCTTTGGAATTGGTTGTTTAAAATTCCAGTTTCAGTTATCCATCCATTTTCGACTTTTGAAAAAGAACCTACATCTATAAAAGATTCTGCAGAAATGACTGATGATATCTCACCTTGAGTTTTAGAAGATATGCTTTCTAAAATTTTTCCAGAATTTAATGATTGTTTTGAAGATATTGTTAATAATTTAATATTATTATTCCAACTCTGAACAAAACCTATGGGCAAAGTATCTCCAAAATATCTAATTTCTTCATTTTTAATAAAATCATTTGGTTTTAGTGTTGGTTTAAATATTGGAAAATATTTTTCGGGAATTATTCTTCCCGAAGAATTTTCTAAATCACATCTGCCTGGAAATTCACCATCACCTAAAAATTCATTCATATTATAAACTACGGACCCATACTCTCCACCAATATTTTTATCTATAGAGGTGAGAGTAAATAGTTGATAATTATAGTTTTCTGAATTAAATCCTTTTCCTTCAGAATTTATCCCAATACTGAGGTTTTCAATTAAAACTCTATCTCCAACAGAAAATGGGAAAGAAGATTCTGTACTATATCCTACATTAAGTAAAATAGTAACATCTTTAGTTGTTGAATTAAATATTACCGAACTAATTCCCACACCATTTGAATTTTGTGTTGGAATAATAATTGGATTGATATCATTGAGTCTATATGTATTATTCAAAATTTCAACCTTAGTATCTCCAATAGAATATCTAAGATCTACCTCAGGTAAAACATTTTTGGTTTTTCCATCTATAACAATTAATTTTGGAGGAGTATTATATCCTCTTCCAGTGGATGTAATACCTATAGATTCGAATGAATTTAATGGTTCAACTTTTAAAATTTGTGGTAAGGATAAATTTGGTTTTAAAGTAAGATCCGATGGAAAACCAAACCCAATGTCATTAATTCTAGTGCCATTAATTTTTCCTATAGACTTACTAGAAGCTTCTAAAATAGCTCCACTACCATAATTTGTAATAATTTTAGAAAAATCTGGAAGCGAATAATAATTCTTCCCGCGAGAGTCAATTTTAATTTCTGTTATAGGTCCAAACGCAGTTAAAGAATCTGTCTCATAAGTTATTGAAGAAATTCCAGAAGAATATGAACTTTTTTCGGGAATATTAGTTATATTATATGTAAATACGGAAGATGCAATAGAAACTATTTGATGTTTTCCGTTATATTCACTTTCTACAACTTGAATTTCATTATTGGTGTATACTGAAGAATCCTCTATAATTTGTTCTTTCTCTGCTGGAAGATTTACTCCAGAATAAACTTTGTCAAGTTTATAATATAATTTTCTTGGAGTGTTATTATTTACAAGTAAAGAAACTTTGGCACCACTATCTATTCCAATAACTCCATATTTTTTAACTTCAAATTCAGTGCTATTTTTTGTAGAATCAAAAATTTCTTTATAATTTGAATCGATATAGAAATTGAAATCAAAAGCTGGATATGTTACTGATCCACTTACATAAGAAAGTGATGAATCTGATAGATCAAAATTTACTATAGAATCTTTATAAACTTTTATTGGAGGATTTATTGGGGTTATTGTTCCACTCGAAGTGGAAGTTATATTAATAACGTCTGGACTAAAATTTATAGAGTTATAATATGAATCAGATAATTTAATTTTATCCTTATCAAAAGATATTATGTAATATATTTTATTATTTTCTAATCCACCTGATGGCGAAGATGAATTATATACAACTTTATCTCCATTGCTAAATCCATGATTTTCAATAAAAATATAATTCTCAGTAGTATTAATTCCAGAAGAAGAGAATGTTTTTGGATTTATTAGTAGTCTTCTATTAAAATTATCATATTTGACAATAACTGTTGTTGATATTCCTGGATTAACATTTACAAATACGTTATCACCATTTAATAATCCATGAGTTTGTGCTGTAGAAACAGTTACAATATTTTTATATACATTTCCAGTCAAACTTGAATAATTTGTTTTAAAGCTGTGATACGTGTTAGTTCCTACTCCAGTAAAATATAAAGTGCTAATTGATCTATTAGTACTCGCAATACCAACAAATGTTCCAGTAGATCCAAGACCAACTTTTACTGTTGATATTCCAATTAAATCGTTTGATATTTTTGCAACATATACTGTTGAATTGTTTAATAATAAATTTGAAGTTGTTCCATTATTAGAAACTGATATCTCAGTTCCTCCATTTGACGAATATATTAAAGAATCTCCAGTTTCCAATTCATGATTTGGTATATAAATTGTTTTTGTTGGTATAAAAATTTGGGTTATACCAACTCCTGGATTTGAAAATTTAATTAGTGTTCCTATTCCAACTCCAAAACTTGTTCCAATTCCAAGAGACTCTATGGGGTCAAAATATAATTCTTTATTTGATTTTTGTGGGTAGTTGCTAAAATCACTTACATTTATAGAAAATCTTCTTGGGTTTTCATATAAAATATCACTATAACTATGAGAAGAACCAACAGATCCATTAATAGATCTTAAAACTCTAATTCTTGAAGATTTTCTATCTATATTGAGAATTTTTACCTGCTCACTTCCTACGGTAAAGATGTCATTTTCCCTTACATTTGTATATGCAATATTTCCGGTAACAGAAAAATAAGTAACAATCCCTGTTATTGGAACAGAACCTATTCCCAATGGATCGGATATTGCAAATGTATTTGAAGATACGCCTACAGTATAAAAGTCATTATTTAAAAATGATGAAGTATTTAATCCAGATATTGATATTTTATCTAGATTTAAAAAATTATGTGGATAATTTGATTGTATTATAAATGAATTTTTTTTATTAGAATCTGGATAAATTTCAACAGAAGAGATTGAAGTTGTTGCAACGCTAATAGAATTTACTAATTTTCCACCAACTCTAGAAACTTTAGATGATAAACCAAATCCGCGAGTTCCATCAGAATCAAATACTATTAAGTCATTAACCTTATAATTAAGACCTCCAGTGGAAATTGCAATATTTTCTACTGATCCAGAAGAAACATTTTTAATTTCTACAGTTTGATTCAATAAATTTGGGAAGGAAATATATGAATATGATTCAATATCTTTGTAAATATTATATGGAGTTGTATTTCTAATCCAATTAGTTTTATTTAAATCAATATTATCTTGGTTTGATGATCTTTTGAAATTAAATTCATTCGGAACAGACTTAAATTTATTTCCAATTAAATATGGGAATTTTGGTAATATGTATCCACCGAAAGAATCTGAATTATTTTCCTCTATAGATGCAAAATAAGCATAAACTCCATTAGGAAAATCAGGAGTTACGCAGAATCTTCCATTATTTTCATCTAAAACTGAGTCATCATCAACATTATTGTATGTATAATCTTCAACAAAAAATCCAATAGGAAAGATTGATTGTGATGGTCTATTTGTATCTACAGGACCAGATTTGCTATATCCCGATTTCATTCGGGTTACTGTTCCTCCATCTTTTTTGGAATATCCATATGGACCATATATTGGATTTCCATCATATGCCCATCCAATTATTGGAGAGTGATCACTTGATAAAATTTCTCTACCATTTCCATCCTTTCTAAGGTCTGGTTTACCATATAAAATTTTTCCACCAAATTCTTTAGAATAAACACCTTCCCTTAGACTTCTTGGAGCATAAAGATGGGTAAATTCTAAGTCATACTCAGAATTTGGGTTATAGAAGAGTGTTCCATCATCTCTTTTTATGGTATTGAAATATTTTTCAAATAAATTTATTGTCCAAGTTTTTAGTTTTGGACTAAATTCTGCCCTTTGACCGGAAGCAGTTACTAGAATAAAAGTACTGTTTCTCTCATATCCAGCACCACTTTCAATAATATTAACGGATTTTATTTGTCCATTTTCTATGATTGGTGTTAGAACTGCCCCCCTACCATTTCCATTTGTAATTATTGATAAATTTGGTGGAGAATTATAATCTTGTCCCGAATTATTGATTAAAACATCAACTATTTTTCCATTATTAACTACTGGCACCAGATCAGCTCCTGTGCCACTATTTAAACTAATCGTTGGATTTCTTTTAAAATTCAATACTTCAGATGATCCATAACCAATTCCACCACTTCTTAAATGAACATCTCCAATTTGTCCTCTAAAGATAGGTTGAATTTTTGCTGAAAAAGCATCAGTATTTGTTGAGGAAATTCCAACCTTTCCAATTACCTCAACAGAAATTTGTGGATAATTAAAGAAATGGGTTCCGGATCCAACAGACGTAAACCCAACATACTGTTTAGTTTGATAATAAAAATCTTGACCATCTGTAGTTAATCCAATTGGAGAAAGTTTAAATGTATCACTATTCACCGTAGTAACATAATAATTTGTATTATTGGATAGACCACCAATTGATAATCCATCTGTAGAATAGTTAATTACTTCTCCGGATTTAAAATCATGATTTTTTATATTAATTTCATTTGAATATATGTTTACTAAACTTGAGGTTGCTGTTCTTTTTTTATTTTCATAATTTTGTCCAGAATCTTCAATATTAATAGCAGCAATAACAGATTTCTTATTGTATGACTCAAAAATATGATTTCCAATTCCATAAGATGTCAAAGATATTGTATTAATTCCTGATATGGAATCCTCAAGAGTTTTGTGTAACTTAATAGTATATAAATCTTGAGTTGAAACATAATATGAAGAATTTGTTGTTATACCCCCTATTGATTGTTGACCTTCTGTTTTATAAACCACTCTTTCATAATTTCTAAATTTATGATAGGTTGTAAACCCAATACTATTATTTGAAATATTGACTAATTCGGATTTTGATTCTGTATTGAATATAATCTGATGATCAATCAGTTTCATTACAGCATATGCTTTTGCTCCAGATCCATTGCCGCCACTTATATTAATTTTTGGAGTCTCTATATAATCAAATCCAGGATCTATAATTTTAATTGCTTGAAGAGATCCTTTTACTGAACAATATGCACTAGCACCTGTACCTACGGAATCAGAAATAGTTAAAATTGGAGGATTAATTATATCATAATTTTGTCCGGGATTTACTACTGCAATTTCTTCTATTGGTCCATAATAAATTTTATCCTTTGATTTATAGTTTAATATTTCAACACCATTAATTAAAATGCCAGTAGTTCCAGAATTTGTATAATATTCATTTCCATCAGAAGTTGGTGGTAGAATTTCTCTAAAAAGTTTTTGTGGACTTAATTTTTTTTGTAATTTTTCTTTTTGGTTATAAAAATCATAATCAATTATTTTTCCATCAGAAATAGATATTTGATTTTCATAGTAAATAAATTTTGAGTCCTGATCGGTATTTTTTATTGCTTCATATAAAAGAGCTCTACTTTTTGTAAATTTTAATCTATTTGATGATCCAATATTTGTTATATTTCCGTTAGAATTTACTCTAGCAACATAATAAACACCTTCACTGAGAACAGGGGAGGAGGAACTTGGTTTATAATAAATTGAATCGCCAGTGTAAAATCCGTGATCAATTACATTTGAGTTAAAAACAAATGTATCTCCAGAAAAAACACCAGAAAAATCTATAGATCTATCAAAACATTCAATTTTATATGAAGGAAGAGAGTGTGAAGCAACTAGCGTCTTTTCCTTATCTTTATAAACATTTTGAACATCTGAACTTTGATTTGTTAAAAATTCATAAATTGTAGACTCAACTTTTTTTATTTTTCTTTTTATAAAATAAAATCTATTGACATCAATTTCACCTTGTTCTCTAATTTGAAAAACTGTATTTGAAATAATATTACTAATTTTAGAATCTATACTAGATCCATCACTTGAAATTATAGTAATAGAATCTCCAACTACAAAATTATGATCAATTTCAGTTGTTAATTGATAAGTATAGTCGCTAAAATCTATTAATTGTATTGAAGAAACATTAAAACTTTTTGAAATATTAAAAATCCAATTATTTGAAACAACGTCTGAAGGATTTGCTCCTAAAGTTTTAACAACTCCAATATTGTTTGCTTCTTGATAATAAGTATCGCTAATTATAGCAGTATTTTTTAATACAGACGTTACCCTAACTTTTATATCATTTCCGGTGTTTAAATTAGAATTGCCATAAGCAAATACATTTAACCAAATATCAGATTCATCTGAAATAGTTTTAATTATATTTTCGCATCCAAAAAATTGATTTATACTCTTTGAGCTATATGAAATTACACCTTCAGTTCCATCAAAATAAGTTACTGACAATTCCCCAGATTTTGGAAAACCTATCGTAGAATCAACATCTAAAGTCTTTGTTCCAGGTAAAACATCACCTATTAGTTTTGTATTTGGATGAACAGAAAAAGTTCCGTATAAAGCACCATCAACTCTGATGTCTCTATTATATCCTGCATCAAAACTTAATTTATAATAAGATTTATTAGAATCTGTAAGTATTTTTTCTACATTTGAAATCTGCGCATATCCTTTTGGAATATCAGGATATCTTTCATCATAATCTTGATATAAAGTTGAATTTACTAATTCATAAGGATCACCACTGATACTTTCAACTAATAAATTATTGGAAATATTGTATTGTGCATAAGATGGTTTAATGAGATATTCTTGTGGACGTATGACCTTTACATCTTCTCCATATAATGCATTAAATAAAATTTTAAATGATAAATCAGTTCCTCTCGTAGAATAAAAATCTTTAGACTGTTTTAAGAAAAAGTACTTATCTAATCCACTATAAAACTCTCTATTTTCAAATCCAGGAGTTAACTGATATTTTAATTTATTGAAAAATTCTTTTAAGAAGAGAGAACTTAAATTAATAACTATAGTAGATTCTTCTTCTCCTTTTGAATTTATAAATTTTGCACTATGAGATTCTGATTCTGATGACTTAAATAATAATTCTTCTGGTTTATTTTCTGTTTTATATGATGTAATACCACTAAATCCTCTAATACATCCAATAAAAGAATCTGCAGTTTTACTTTGATATGAAATAATCTCATTATCTATCTGAATCAGACCATATGAATCTGAAAATCCAATAGTACTCTCAACATTTATAATATCATCAATAAATGATACATCACTTCTTAGAGTAGTTGAATCAGAATTATCTTTTATTGTATTTAATTTTATGTAACTATCAATATTCTGAGCAAGATCAGCTGGAGCTCCTTGAAACTCTTGAGAAATATAATACTGCTTTAAAAACTCAGCAACAAGTGGAAACTCTTCCTTTACATATGAAGGAAGTTGATTTTGTAAAATATTATTAAATTGAATTCTTTTTTCCGTCATTTTATTATAATCTTACTAAATTTCCGTTGCTGTAGCTTGATGTTACAATATAGTTAGATGCCGAAGGATCAAGACCTGAAGAAATATCATCAGGAACCATTTCAAATATACTATTATTAATATCTAGTTGCAAATACAAATCTTGCAATCCAACCACATCATTTGATTGTGGAATTGCAGAAATTTGAATAATACTTTGATTGTCTTTAATTTTTCCAGACAAAATATTAATAGGATTTAAGGTTATAATTCCTTTTTGATAATTTATAGTTCCTACATTTCTTTTTACTATCGTTGATGATGTAGAATTTGCATTTGGAACAGTAAATAAGAATATAGAACCAGTAACTCTGTTAGTATCGGGAATATCTGAAAGATAAACAAATTCTTGAAATTCTGAAGTCTTAAATGCAGAAGATTTAATATTGTATCCATCCATACTCTTAATATGGAATGCATTACCAAATCCAATCTGGTATTCTGCAAAACTATTTAAAACAACTCTCAGATCTCTTCTAATTTGAATTTTTGTTATATTAGAAGTTACTGATTCATGACTATCATCTATAATTTTTAAAAATTTACTATATTTGAATCTTGCTCCATACTTATTTAATTCTGTTGATTCTGCATACTTATTTGCATTTGTTTGTATAATACTAGAAACATATGAAGAACTTGGAGCAAAATTTGTATTATAATAAATTTTTGAATCTATTTCAATATAAAGATACTTTAGGTCTAAAATTTCTGGTACTATTCCTGCGACCGCATATTTTTTTAGATCTCTTTTAATATTCTCTTTAATTAAGTTTGGTAAAAAATCTCCGGTTCTTGGTTTTATACTAATAAAAACCTTTCCGTATTGTGGAGGTATTAGTTCTTCGCCACCAAATACTGATATTGATTCTGTTTCTGGATAAATTTTATTCGGAATCAAAGTTTCATAATCATTTGCAGATAATGCTCTATTTTGAGAAGAGTATATCCTTGGAGCATATTTTTTTATTGATTCTACTGATTCTATATTTTGTCCACCTTGAGATGAAACGCCAGTAGTTAATAATGATATTCCAGAAGAAACGTTATATTCTATGCCATTTCTTACATATGACAGTCTACCGGAGAATGTGAATTGTGAAATTCCATTCGCACTATCTCCATTAGATACAATATAATTAACTTCAATGTAATTATTATTTTCTAACTTTTTGCCGAATAAAACTCCATCTCCAAATATTAATTCATATCTTTCATCTTCTATTTCTTGTATATAATAAACTCTTGAATCTTTATTTACATCAAATACACTATCTTGAAGTCTGTACTTAACTGATGATGTTGAATTTACACTATCTTTTACTGTTACCGAAATTAAAGAAGTATCAACCCCAGCATTTGGTAAAATAAATCTTTGATTTGGATTATTTGAACTATAAGTAAAACTGCTGGTTAATAATGTCCCTTCATATAACTGAATATCATTAAATTCTGCTATTCCATCTATTACAGGAACTGTAATATCATCTAATATTGAAAATACAAAAGATTGATTGCCAAAAGATCCAGATGTACCTGCAACTGTTCCTTTTTTTAGTATTAATGCAGATGGTGTTGGAGATACATTAGTTGTATTTACAAAAAAAGTAACTGTTGCGAGAGCAGCTTTTCTTGATCTTGGTACATAACCAATATTCCTGGCTAGTGCAACAATATTTTCTCTGAGAGTTGCACTATCAATGAATACCTCATTTGCAACCATGTTTGCATTATATGAGGTGATGTATGTATTATACGACAAAACATCGAGAATTGTTGAAAGATTGGATCCTTCAAAATCATAGTCAGTAAAATTTGAGTTCGATCTCAAATAGTCTTTTATTGATGTTTTAATCTGGTCAAAATCCAGATTTGAAAAGTTTACTAATGGCATTTACCTAGTAGGTTGCAATACGAACTGTAACTGTTGAGGTGGAACATCTATACCAACAATTCTGTAAATGATTACAACATCAAAGGAATTGTTATCATAATCTGGATTTGTTTGAACATCAATTAATCTCACTCTTGGTTCATAATTTGTAATTGAATTTTTTATTTCATCATTAATATTTGAAGCAGAAATTTCATCTACATTTTCAAATAATGATTTACTTACTTTCGAACCAAAATCTTCATTAAAAAATTTTTCTCCGGGTAAGGTAAAAACTATATTGCGAACTGCACGAGCAATTGCACTTTCATTTTTAAGGGCAATCAAGTCATCATTCAGTGGGTTAGACTGAAAAGTCATACTAATATCCTTAAATCCCTTACTTACCCTTTCTAAAGGCATTTTTTATTATAAATCTATCTTATTTATTCATCATTTTCGTACTTCATAAAGAGGCTCAGTTCCGTATTCCCAGTCATCATAATCATCATCATTACGAATTTGGGAATGAATCTCATTTTGAAGCAAGAAATCGTGTTTTTTTGGTGTTAGGTCATCATTTGCGATTTCTCTTAACATTTTTGGGTCCATTTTTTACTCCTGATTAGTGAAAATCAGAACTTTTTACGGGGTTTCTATCCCGAAAATGGAAAAAATTATTTATTTTATGGAATCCAATGATTATTTGGTTGCTCCCACCAAAAATGAAGGTCTTCTGTGTCGTCATCATAATA